GATCGGATCGGCTGCCGGGGACGAATTTTTACTCAACTAATTCTTTAATTTTTATTGTTTACAGCTAACGAAGTTGGCAAAACCAACTTATCCGTATCCTCTTGCGACAAGCCGATACGGTTTCTTTTTTGACTCTTTTTATTTCCATACTATATAACTCGTGGCAATCCCTATCCGGGTATCCTTGCGGTGGTTGGTTAAGAAGACCGTATTGCCACATAACAAACATTGATATGAAAGAAATATTTATTCCGCCTTAGAGATGGTTGGGCGGCCAAATAAACAAGGTGAAAATTTTAATTATATCAACGTGTCTCGCCTAAAAAGCTCACCTGGGTTTACACGCGGATCGAGTCCGCGATTGGCCTCAGTTATTTTTTATTGGTTTAGAATAAGTAGTAATATCGCCGTATCGGCCTGTGATAGGTAGATACGGTTTCCTTTTTGAAACAAATTTAAAAATCAACGATATGGAAACAGAAAACAAAATCATCTTTGTGATGGCCTTGCTTATGGCAATAGGCAGTGGTGTCGGGATGTTCTACAACTATTCCCTTGTTCTCTTCTTTGCATGTAGCCTTTCCTTATTATATGCAATACATAAGGAGGAACGGAAATGAAGGAGATCTACATCAAGAACCCGGACGGCGATCTTTGCTACGACGGAGAAGAAACCAATGATCCAGAATTCGACGAAATGTTAGAAGATTGGAGGTTTGAAATGAACACGTACAACTATTAAAACATAGCAAATGAAAACAAAAGAAGACTTGCAGGCGATGAGCCACGGAGAGCTCGTTGAATACGCATTGGAAGCACAGAATAACATAATTATTGCATGTGACTATCAAAGAAAATGCATAAGGCTGGAGGAGATCCTTTCCGCCATCGGCATCGTATATGAGGCTTACAAAAACGAACAACATTAAAACAGTATAATAATGGAACAACAGATTCAAACAACAGAACTGCAGATTACCCAGGCAAAACAAGCTGCCGAATTTGCACTTACTCCGGTCGGACAGATAGTGAAACAGTTCGAGGTCATGCAACGCATGGCAAAGATGTACACGGAAAGCACAATCGTACCAGAAACCTATAAAGGCAATGTTGGCAACTGTGTGATTGCGATTGATATGGCAACACGTATGGGCGTGAATTCGCTGATGGTCATGCAAAACCTTTACATTGTCAAGGGCAACCCCTCATGGTCGAGCAAATTCCTTATTGCTACCATCAACATGAGTGGTAAATATTCATCCCTACGATACCGAAAACGAAGTCTCGGTAAGGTCGGAAAGATCAAATATAACGAAACGGTTTGGGATAATGTTGCTAAGCGTAATACCATAGTGGTAAAAGAGTTTGACGGTACAGATGTTGACAACATTGAATGTATTGCCTACGCAACTGAACTTTCTACAGGGGAGACACTTGAATCCGATCCTATAACGATTGAAACGGCAATTAAGGAAGGATGGTATACAAAAACCGGTAGCAAGTGGGTTACAATGCCAAGCCTTATGCTTACTTATCGTGCTGCTGCATTCTGGCAACGTATGTACTGTCCTGAAATCAGCATGGGATTCTTGACTAAAGAAGAAGCTGACGACATACAGGATGTCGAATATGAAGAAATCAAGCCCAAAAACAAGCTGGCCGATCTGGCAAGCAAAGCAGCCGTCCAAAAAAAAATGGAAGAACAGCAACCATACCCGGCTGAAAAAGCAGAGACGGATAGTAAACAACCCTCACAAAAAACCCTGTTATGATTGATAATGCAGCACAGCATACGATAGCTTGGTTCCGCGCCCGTCATGGGAATATCACAGGCAGCAATGTCGGCTTACTAATGAAAAGCGGGCGCACGGACATCTTTTCTGAAACGGGGAAAAGCTACATATATCAAATAGCATCAGAAAGGGCAATGAATCCGGCTATCGTTAATGACGATAGCCAGTTTGCCGAATATCTCAAGCAAACGGAAGTGACCAGCAAGGCGATACGATGGGGCAACGAACAAGAGGCGGATGCTCGCAACCTGTATGCCGAAATATCCGGTCTGCATATTGTGGAGGTCGGTTCGTGCAAACATCCTACCATTCCACATTTTGCCAGCAGTCCAGACGGTTTTTACTACGACGAGAACACCGGCATAAAGTCCTGTCTGGAAATAAAATGTCCCAACCAGGCAACATTCATGCGTTACAAGAACGAGATTTATGACAACGCATCCCTATTAAGCGTAAAATATGAATACTTCTACCAGTGCATGGCACACATGATGTGTACAGGGGCGAAAGAGGTATATTTCATTGCCTATAATCCATACCAATCCGATCCGATACACATCGTCCGTATCCTGCCGGATGAAAAAATATTCGCGGAGATGGATAGGCGTATACGCCTTGCTAACGATATGATAGATAAAATAATTAATTGAAATGGAAACTAACTATCAGAAAAATACACCTGACAATTTCTGGCAAATAAGATGGCTTGACAAATACATGGAAGGTCATAAAGGATTCATTGCCGGAGGATGTTTTAAGAATATCCTTTCCGGAGAAAGAGTAAAAGACATTGATATTTTCTTTGAAAGTGAAAGCGATTTTCAGGAAGCTGTTAATTTGTTCAATGATGGAAGACATCAGAAAGAAGGATGGAAATTTAAGTATAGGAATGAGAAGGTATGCGCATTCCAGAAAGAGGGAGAAAAGGTATGGGTAGAGTTCATAGAGTCAGAGTTCGGAAAGCCAGAAGAGATTCTCAGGAGCTTCGACTTTACTGTGGCAAAAATGGCCTACTATAAGGAGCCTAAATACGAAGAAAAGGAAGATGATTATTTTCCATTCTCATCTGCAAGTATAGTAGCATACGAGTACAAACTACTCTATCATGAGAAATTCTTCGAACATCTTCATATGAAGAGGCTGGTCATTGACGAAAATATTCCTTTCCCAATCAGCACATGGGAGCGTACATACCGGTACAAAGGCTATGGTTATGACATGTGTCGGGAAACCAAGAAAAAACTTTTAGAAGCTATTCAGAAAACGGATTTAGATTCTGCCGATTTATCCATGTATAATAATGGTGGATGGGACTAATAAAAAATATAGAGAAATGAACACACAATTAGCAATCAAAGAAAGCGATCTTGAACTGGTCGTTAGTGAAAAAACATTAGGTAGCCTTACTACTAATGCGATCCAAATCAGAGACATGGTAAAATCAACTCTTCCCATGTACGATATATCTAACTATAACGATGACAATATCGACCAAGCGAAGAGAGATAAAGCTGCTCTCAACAAGGCGGCCAAACTTCTCAACTCAAAACGTCTTGAAATCGAGAAGGAATTTATGAAACCTTTCGGAGAGTTCAAGGATGTTGTGGCTGAAACCGTAAAATTGATTGGCGAATGCTCTGCCAAGATTGACACGGTAGTCAAGCAGAACGAACAGCAGTATAAAGACAAGAAACTTGCCGTTATCCGTTCCTACTTCGACGATGGAAATACGAATCTGATCGACTTTCGGAAAATCTTCAAGCAGGAATGGCTTAACAAGTCCACAAGCATGAAAGCGGTACAAGCAGACATTGAAACGGTTTTCGCTAAGGTTGACGAAGATCTTGAAACGCTTAAAGGCTTTGGCGGTGATGATTTTGACGTACTTCGCACATACTATATGGACACGATGAACATTGGCAATACCATCCAGTATGCTAATCGTCTGAAGGAACAACGCGAACGTGCCCAAGCAGCAGAAGAAGCACGTATCAAAGCTGAACAGGAACGAAAAGAACAGGAAGAAGCACGTAAGAAAGTAGAAGCAGAACAACCCAAAGTTAGCCAACCCAATCCTTTTAATACGGCTAATCAAAGGATGAATAGGCAACCTTCTTTTATGGATCAGCCTAAAGAACAGCCTGTGCCGGCACAGCCGGAACTTCTAACTCGTGCCTTCAAGGTCACAACAACCCGTGAAAATATTATCGCTCTCGGCAACTTCATGAACGAACACGGCATTGACTTCGACAAGATAGAGGTTCCATGACTTGAGGATGAAGACAGGATAAGTAAAACAGATATTAAAACAATCATAGGTCTGCTCAATCGATCGCAAGTACTAATAGACGCCAACTGCTCTAAGCCGGTCGATCTGGATGTAGCCCGCAGATGCAGGAAGATGGCCCGTAAATTAGAAAGGAGCTTGAAATGAATGATTACGAATACATTCCGGATTGGAAAGTCTGGGAATAGTCGAATAGTATGTTTTGCATGGTATTAGTTTAGGTTAGTTTCCCCTTGCCGTCCGTGAGGATATGCAGAGGGGAGTTTTGGGACGAAAGGAAGTGATCACATAAGCCATGCGTCAGAGCGGTTCGATTCCGCTCCGTCCCACAAATAGGTTGAACGAATTAAAAGAAATAGATTATGATGCACAATTGGTTTGAATGTAAAGTCTCCTATGAAAAGATAATGGAGGACGGAAAGCAAAAGAAAGTGACGGAGCCCTATTTGGTTGATGCCTTGTCGTTTACAGAAGCAGAGGCTCGTATCATCGAAGAATTAACCCCTTTTATCAGCGGTGAGTTTGTGATAAAAGACATCAAACGGGCAAAGTTGTCCGAGATATTCTTCAATGAGAATGGCGACCGCTTCTATAAGATCAAAGTCTACTTCATTACGCTTGATGAGAAAAGCGGAGCTGAAAAGAAAACAGCTGCACAGATGCTGACACAAGCCTCCAATTTGAAAGAAGCTATCGAAGTGCTGGAAAAAGGAATGAAGGGCACTTTGGCCGATTACGAAATTGCTTCTGTCACCGAAACCGCACTCATGGATATATTCCCGTATGATGCCGAAGATGACAAAGATACGGATAAAACAGCCGACGCCAACAATCCATCCGTCCGCAAATTCTTCCAGTCCCTACCTGAAGGGTGTAAGACGGAAATCACCGTATCGGGAAAGAAGATCATCGTAGACAAGACCGGACGTGACATGGTTGTAACACCTTCTGGTGAAGGATGAGAAAGGAAACAGCTCGATGGATTTTGAATACGACATACCGGACTATGAACCGGATGAATACGATAATTACGATTACGAATGAGACATATAGAAGATCAATTACAAAAGTCAATAGTCAGATGGTTCGATTTGCAATATGCGAACCTCAGACACTTGCTGATACACGTTCCTAACGGAGGCTATCGCAATGCAGTCGAGGCGGCGAAGTTTAAACAAATGGGTGTCAGAGCCGGGGTCCCGGACCTCATTTTGCTATATCCAAATAAAGAACACCCGTTTATGGGGATCGAGTTGAAGGCCGGCAAAAACAGGCAATCCGTACACCAGAAGGAATACGAAGCTGAGTTTGGTCGGATCGGCGCCAAATATGTCGTTGTCCGTTCGATCGGCGAATTTATGAAAGTTGTGAATGAGTACTTAAACAACGTATGACGATGGAGAAAGAGATAAAAGAAATAAGCGATTATCTAAACACCACCTGCTCGAACAATCCGGCGGAAATACAAGAGCGCATATCCGTCATCATGGTCTACATGATGCGTACCGGCGAAATGCTCGCAGAGGCAAAAAAAATACTCCGGAAGAAAAAGTCTGACGAGATACAGAACATGATCATCCGGATAGCGAAAGAAAATTGCCTGTCGGCCAAAGTGCAGAATGCCTTACTGGATAGCATCGCGGAAGACGAATGCTATCTGGTCGACCGATTGGACCGACTCAATGCTTCTTGCACGCATCAACTGGATTCACTTCGAAGCCTGCTTAGTTACGAGAAGGAATCGCTTAGACTCAATAAGACAGGATATTGATAAAGTGGAGAAGAATTTATGATATGGCAACAAGGAAAGAGTTGACAAGCTACTTTCCCCATGACAGCAATGCAAGAAACTCTGACAAACTTATACGGCTTAGAATGCGGCATAAAGCTGCCGGTTACGGTGTTTACTTTATGATCCTTGAAAGATTAAGGGAAGAACCGGAATACACGAGTGTCAAAGATTATAACATGATAGCCTTTGACCTTCGTGAAGACACTTCCCTGATAAAATCAGTCGTTGAAGATTTTGGGTTATTTGTCTTTACCGATGACGGTAAGTACTTCTACTCCGAAAGTTTCAAACAAAGAATGGAGATTAAAGACGAACAAAGTA